GGGCATGGAAAAGTTTGGCAAGATGGCGAGCGCTGCATTTGCTGCTGCTGCCGTCGCAGCTGCTGCTTATGCAGTCAAGATCGGCGTTGATGGCGTTAAGGCTGCAATCGCTGATGAACAACTTGTGACTCGGTTTGTGAAGAAGTACGAAACCAAGGGAAGCCAAGAGATTAAACTCAATGATGGTACTCGTTACCTGGTAAGAGCCAATAACTCAGCTGCTCGTGGTATTGCAGCGCCGGATACGATTCACCTGGACGAAGTTCGTGAGTACAAAGATGATGAAGTGTGGGCATCGCTTCGATTTACTCAGATGGCTTCGAAAAATCCCATGGCAATTATGTACTCAAATGCTGGAGACCAACATTCCGTAATCTTGCTTCGTATGAGAGAGCGCGGATTAGCAGCTGCTGCTGGATCCGATGATCCGATTGGTTGGTTTGAATGGTCGGCTGAACCAGGATGTCCAATCGATGATATGAACGGGTGGCAACAAGCCAACCCAAGCCTTGGACATACGATCCACATCGACAATCTCAAATCTGCTATGTCAGATGATGAGTCTATTATTCGCACAGAACTTTTGTGCCAATGGGTAAGCCAGATCAACCCAGCCATCAATCCGTCAAGTTGGTCAGAGTGCGCCTCTGAGGGTATGCTCGCTTTGGATCGGGAGCAACCGACTTGGATGGCTATTGATCTAAGCCCAGATCGAAAAGCAGCTGCATTAGTTGCATCACAGCGACTTGTTGGGGACAAGTTCTGTGTTGTATTACTGGAAACGTATTCGAATCCAGTTTCGATTGATGATAAAGACCTTGCGAACAGTATCGCTGTCTGGACGAAGCGTTACAGCGTGGAGACGGTCGCTTATAGTCGTCAAACGGCTGGTGCAGTTGCTTCTCGATTGATTCCGGCAGGTATTCCAACAACTGCCATCGATGGAGCGATTTACGGGCAAGCCTGCGATGAAATGTTGTCGGCTATTACCTCCCAGCGCCTAGTTCACACAAACCAAGCAGAATTAAACAAGCAAGTCTTATCTGCTGTTAAATTGCCTTTCAAAGATGGAGGTTGGTATTTAGGACGTAAGGCATCTGGTGCCACAATCTGCGCAACTGTTGGAATGGCAATGGTGTCTCACTTTGCGACACGACCTGACTCAGAAGTGGACATCGTGTTGGGTTGATTATGCTATAATTTTATGCTAATGGCACTCAGAGATTTGTTCGCGAAGGCTCCTGAACCGGAAACTTTACGGTAGATGCAGCTGCGACTCCAGCACCTTTCAACAACTCGGTGCAAAACTATTTTTATCCTTTGGCTTCTGCTAACCGCCAACAGGCGATGGCAGTTCCAACAATCGCAAGAGCGCGCAATATTATTTGCTCGACTGTTGCATCGTTGCCATTAGAGCAACGTATTAAATCTTCCGGGGTACGAGTTGAACCCAATCGCGTAATTAACCAACCTGATTCACGCGTTCCCGGATCATCTATCTATGCGTACATTGCTGAGGATTTGTTATTTCATGGCGTGGCGTATGGACAAGTAATGTCAATGTATGCTGATGGACGTATTCAAGAATGGACACGCGTTTCTCCAGATCGCGTCACTTATAACACAAACGCAAACCAAACTGAAATTATTGGTTACATGGTTGATGGCGTTGCAGTTCCTTCGATGGGCGTTGCAAGTCTTGTAGTGTTTAACGGACTTGATGAAGGATTTCTATCTCGCGCAGGGCGCACAATCCGCGCAGCTGTTGCATTAGAAAACGCATCAGAAGCATTTGCTAAAGAACCAGTACCGATGATGGTTCTAAAGTCAAACGGCACAAATCTTACTAGCGAGCGTATCGGCAAACTGCTTGAAGCCTGGCGCGTAGCCCGCAGCACTCGGAGCACAGCATTTCTGAATGCCGACGTTGAATTGCAGGCTATGGGAATTGATCCAAACAAACTACAACTCAACGAAGCACGTCAGTACGTTGCTTTAGAGTTATGTCGTGCTGCTGGATTACCGGCTTACTTTGCATCTGCTGAAACAACTTCGATGACTTACTCAAATGCAATCTCAGAGCGTCGTTCACTTGTTGATTTTTCATTACGTCCAATCTTGACTGCTATTGAACAACGAATCTCAATGGCGGATTTTGTCGGTCAAGGCAATGAAGTGCGCTATGCACTAGACGATTTCTTGCGTGGCAATCCTTTGGAACGTGCGCAGGTTTACGAGATCCTAAACAGAATTGGCGCGATGAGCGTTGATGAAATCAGACAACAGGAGGACTTGTTATCATGAAAATAACAATGCCAGTATCAATTACTGCATCAGATGCTGAATCACGCATCATCGCAGGTCGAATTGTGCAATGGGATGCAGAAGGTAACACTTCAGCAGGTCGCACAAAGTTTTTGCCTAACTCAATTAACTTTGGCAAGAACACCAAATTAGTTTTAGAACATAACAAAACCAAACCTCTTGGAAAACTTGTTGAATGGTCTCAGGACGATACAGGCATCACAGCCTCATTTCGTATTGCTAAGACAAACGCAGGTAATGATGCCCTTGAAGAGGCTGCAACTGGACTTCGTTCAGATTTCAGCGTTGGTGTAGAGGTAGATGCGTGGGAAAACAAGGATGGCGTTATGGCTATCTCTGCATCTAACTTAATTGAAGTTTCACTTGTAACTGATGGAGCAATCCCAGGTGCTGAAGTGGAAAAGGTAGCAGCAGCCGAGAATCCTGGCACAGCTGCAACCGAATCAACCCCGGAACCTCAGATCGAGGAACCTAAGACCGAAGGAGATGACCTAGTGTCAGAAACCGTTTCAGAGGCAGTATCAACCGAGACGGTTGAAGCTGCTAAGGCTGAAGTTAAGGCGACATCACATCCGCTTAACTCACAGCGCGTCCGTACCCCTATCGTCTCAGCAGGTTCATACCTAGAGCACTCAGTTCGCGCAGCAATGGGCGACGAGACATCTAAGTTGTATGTTGCTGCTGCATCAGATACAACAACAACTGAGGTTGCTGGTCTTGTACCAACTCCTCAACTAACAACAATTTGGGATCCAAAGACAACAAACATTCGTCCTGCAATTTCAGCAGTTCGTAATGCGGTACTTCCAGCTGCTGGAATGACTTTTGAAATCCCTCGCATCAAGACTGCGCCAACAGTAGCTGCTGCTGCTGAAAAGGGTGCTTTCTCAGATACTCAGACTGAAATCGAATATGTTTCATGTTCAGTCGCCAAGTATGCCGGAATGCAAAAATTCGATGTTGAGGTCCTCGACCGCACATCGCCGGCATTCTTCGATGAATTGGTCCGTCTCATGGCTAATGCGTACGCAAAGGCAACAGATACTGCAATGGTTACAGCACTACAGGCTGGAACACTTGACTCAACAGTTATCACACTTCCATTCGATGGCGATGAGTTCGCTGGCTACATCTCACGCGGTGCAGCTTCAATCTACAACGCAACAAAGCGCTTCCCAACTGGAATTATCGTAACTCCAGATCAATGGGCTGCTTTGATCGCTTTGACAGATTCTTCAAAGCGTCCACTATTCAACGTTGCTGGAAACTCACAGAACGGACTTGGCGTAGTTGAGCCAGGTAACGCTGTTGGTTCAGTAATGGGACTTCCTGTATTCGTAGATCCATACATCTCAGGTACAGGCGACGATTCAATCATCATGGTAAACCGCGAAGCGTTTACATGGTACGAAGGTGCCGGCCCACTACAACTCCGTACTAACATCGTTGGTACAGGTCAGGTTGAAGTTGGTTACTACGGCTATGGCTCAGCAGTTACTTTGACTGCTGGCGGTGCGTTCACACTTAACCAGAACGCTTAATTAATCATGCCGGGGGGGTTGCTCCCGATCGCTCCCCCAGCAGTTTAGAGAGGATGAAATGCCAAGTATTATCACAGCGTCAGAGTTGAGATCGGTGCTTGGCGTTTCGTCTGCTCTTTATTCAGATGCTTATTTGAATGACATAATCGATACATCTGAGGCAGTTATCTTGCCTTTACTTACAACTTTTGCATCACCAATTGCCAAGGTTTCGCTGACTGATAATGTCGCAACCTTCACGACAGTAGGAATCCATGAGTTTACCGAAGGACAATCAGTTGTCATCGCAGGATGCGGAACACCATTTAACGGCACTCGAACAGTCAATGCTGATGTCGATGCATACACATTTACAGCAAACATCACTAATGCCGATGTCCTCGAACGAAATGTCATTCCTAGCGGATCCGCAACACTTACAGGCGCTTCAACGTATGTTGGAGTTGCAGCAGTCGAATCCGCAATCATCGTAGTTTCAGTAGAAGTATTCCAATCTCGTACCGCTCCAGGCGGACAGATTGAAGGCGTAGATTTCGCTCCGTCTCCTTATCGTATGGGACGCAGCTTGTTTAATCGTGTGGTCGGTTTACTTGGACCATACATCGACGTTGAAACAATGGCGCAATAATGCCGAGCACTATTCTTTCAGCAGTTCGTACTCCTCTTGCCACAGCATTATCTGGAGTTGCAGCAAACGTATTTAGTTACGTCCCTGAGCAGATTCCAGCACCTGCGGTTGTAGTCGTTCCGGATTCTCCGTACATGGAGTTTGAGACTATTGGCAAGAGCACCTTTCGTTGCAAGTTAAATTACACAATTACGTGCTGCGTTGCCTATAACAGCAACCCTGCAAGTCTTGATAATATAGAACAACTCATCACAAGCGTTGTGGCGGTTATACCAGCTGGATATGATGTTCAGGTAGTAGACCGACCAACAGTTACAACAGTAGGCGCTAGCAACTTGCTGGTCGCAGATATAAGGGTGTCCACCTGGTACACCCAAACACCATAAGGAGAACCAATAATGCCAACAACAGTCATTACGGGTCGCGACCTAATTCTGACCATCGCAACAGTAAACTACGATGCTCAAACAACTAGCGTCACGCTCGTTAATAGCCCAACAATCGATGTCTATCAGACACTAGATGGCAAGGCGTACAAGCACACAGACGATCAATGGACTCTTAACATCGAGTTACTTGCCGACTGGGGTGCTGCATCATCACTATTTGAAGCAATGTGGACTGCTGCTGAAACAGCACCAAACACAACTCTTGCAGTATCACTAACAGCTGCAACAGGCGCAGTATTTGCTTGCAATGTTCTACCAGTATTTCCAACAGTCGGTGGAGCTGCTCCAGGAGCGCAGACCGATACTTGGGCGCTTACAGTAGTCGGCACACCTGCCGAAACGTTCTAAACATCTAACAAACGGGAGCAAAGATGAAACTACCAATAACAATTACATATAACTCAGGCGACTCTGCAACTTATGTTGCTCAGCCACCAGAGTGGGCAAAGTGGGAACGTGAGACCAAGAATACAATTTCTCAGGCTAATGACAAGATTGGCATTTGGGATTTGTTGTTTTTGGCTTATCATGCTTACAAGCGAGAAAACGCTGGAAAGCCTGTTAAGTCTTACGATATCTGGTCTGAAACAGTCGCTGACGTAACAGTCGGGGATGATAGCCCAAAAGCCACAAGCCCGGAAGCGTAGGCAGGATCCTCGTATCTCTAGCAATAGAGACGGGGATTCCAATGCAGTACTGGGATAACGCAGAGGATGTTTTGACTGCGATAGAGATTCTAAAGGAGAGATCACATGAGTGAGGAACTTCTTGGAGAAAGAAACTTTATTGCGTATGACAGAAAAGATTTAAGAGCAATCACTAAAGCCTTCAAAGGAATGTCCGATGAAGCCATTAATGCAGCTAAACAAGAATCTGGAAACCTAGCGCAATTTGCTGGTGACAGAATCCGTCAATCTGCTGGATCTGCTCCTAATCCACAAGTGGCTCGCAGAATTGCTGATGGTGTGAGAATTGCCAAATCATCAAAGATTGGTGAGTTGTCATTTGGTTTTGCTTCTCAGCGTTTTAGCGGTGGAGCAACAACTCAATGGAATGTCGGCACGGCTGGAGGCAATGGTCTTTTAGCAGGTGCCGAGTTTGGTGCTAAGAAATACAAGCAGTTTCCTGCTCGATCTCCAAGATACGGCAGAAAAGGCAACGAAGGTTATTTCATTTATCCTACATTGCGTCAGATCCAACCTCAGTTGGTTCAGCAATGGGAGGAAGCATTTAGCAGGATCTTAAAGGAGTATAACTAATGGCTGGCAGTAGAACCCTTAAACTCTCGATCCTTGCTGACGTTGATGACCTTAATAAGAAGTTAAAGGCTGCTAATGCTGATGTCGAAACATCTGCTGACAAAATTAGCAAATGGGGTAAAGCAGCAGCTGCTGGATTTGCCCTTGCTGGCGCAGCTGCAATTAAGTTTGGAATTGACTTTGCTAAGGCTGCCGCCGAAGATGCAGCAGCGCAAGAGAAGTTAGATGCAACGATTCGTGCAACAACGGCTGCAACAGATGCCCAGGTTGCAGCGGTAGGCGATTGGATTACCAAGACTTCGGTTGCCATTGGCATTACTGACGATCAATTACGTCCAGCCTTTTCTCGTTTAGTCCGCAGCACAAAGGACACAGAAGAAGCCCAGCGTTTACTTAATCTTGCGATGGATCTATCCTCGGCAACTTCTAAGCCACTCGAAACAGTCACCAATGCCCTCGCTAAGGCATATGATGGAAACTACGCAGCCCTCAATAAATTGGGCTTAGGCATCGATGCAAGCGCTATTAAAGCAAAAGACTTTGATGGCATTACTAAGGAACTTGCTGCCACATATGGATCATTTGCTGAAAACGAAGCCGAGACTGCTGCTAAGAAGTTTGAAAGAATCAAGATTGCAACTGACGAAGCCAAAGAATCTATTGGTGCCGCTCTTTTGCCTGTTGTTGAAGAATTATCGACATTTTTATTAGAGACATTTGTTCCTAACCTAGAATCATTTATTAACGGTTTGACTGGTGAAGGAAGCCTCACAGAAGCCAGCGAGAACGCTACCGAAGGCGCTTACAAGTTTGGTCTTGAAATCCGCAGAGTGTTGAGAACCATTGTTAATTTTAAAGAAGAGTTATTGGTTCTTGGTGGAATTATTGGCACTATTTTTGTTGCTTCTAAGATTGCTGCGGGTGTTACTGCCACCATCGCATTGATTAAGAGTTTGACCGCAGCTTATTCAGCATTACGAAATACAGCCCTTGCAGCTGCTATTGCTGCCCGATTCGCTGCTAACCCATTATTGGGATTGGCGAGCGCAGCAGCCATTGCTGGAACTATTTTTGCAGCAACTAAAATCTTTGATGATGAAGATGAGAGCGATAATTCTCGATCAACTGGATCCATTCCATTCTCTGGTGGCTTTGCTCCAACTCCAGGCGGTACTTATGTTCCATCTAGCTGCTAACGGATATGTCGAGGTAACTGGCAATCATGCCCTAGCCAACGGAATCCGCACTTCAAAGCGAATTG